CGTAGCGCGGATTACCCATTTGAAATCGAGGAATGGAAAAAGGAATTAGCTGGGTTCTCCCTTGGAGACCTAGTTGCTGGGTTGCAAACTGTCCAACTTAAGGATTTTAACGACTGGCTAGAACCGGCGGGGTTAGCTAAACTCTACCGGTTAAGCGAGATGTTGCAATATTACGTAGACACCGTCACATCGGACCCTAGATTTCCAGACGAGGAAGCAAAACAATACATTCTGAAAGTTAGGTTACTATGAGCGTCTTCTTTGATGAAACCACTAACACTGTAGCGGTCGCCCTAACCGATGCAGTGCAAAAAAGAGACGCGCTTAAAAAGGGAATCACAGACCAAGAAAACCGAATTAAAGAACTCAACACTGAAATAGAGCGGATTAGACGGGAAGCACAAGAAAACATTACAGCCTTAAGCACAGAGCGCAGTAAAATTGAAGTGGAGATTTTCGACACGCGCAGAGAAATTCGAGCGATCGAAAAGGAAATTTTAGCACTAGAGCAAAAGCTCCGGTTACTTGAAGATGCAGCACGACGTAAAATGGAGTTTCAAGAAAACCAAATTGAATTTGACCGCATTACCGCGGGACTAAGTTGGAGAGAATGGGCTCTCCCGCACCAAATTGATGGCGCACATTGGATGGCAGAATCCAGAAAGAGTATTCTCGCAGACAAGATGGGGTTAGGTAAAACACTAACAGCCCTTATTGCTTGTGACATGCTTAAGGCACAGCGAATTTTAATTGTAGCACCATCTGATGTGGTAAAGAACTTTGAGAAAGAAGTAAGGCGTTGGGCGCCGCATAGGAAAACAGTATTAAGTATGTACAAAATGTCTAAGGGTGAGCGCAATGCTGCATTTGAGTTGTTGCGACTTATTCCCGAAAACAATCTTGTCATACTAATTAACTACGAAGCATGGCGTAAAGATAGTTCACTGATTAACAAACTAATTGAGCTAAGATTTGACACAATCATTTTAGATGAAGCACACAACGTAAAGAACACCACTACCTTTGCTTACAAGGGCGTAGAGAAGATTACATTCGCAGAGAATTGTTGTCCTTGGTGCGGTGCGGCGATTATTAGCTACAGCGTAGATAGATACAACCATTGTATGCGCTGTAGCGACGACAGTTGTGGGTGGGATACCAGAGATAACGTCGAGTGGGATGCAGGAGATAGGCGCAGTATTAAAAATGTATTCCCAATGACAGGCACAACAATTCTCAATAGACCAGATGAACTCTATCCACTACTGCATCTTATTCTACCAGAAATCTTCTATGACCTAGAAGTATTCCGTGTCTTCTACTGCACTCAGAACAAGTACAATGGCAAGTGGGAATTCGCACCAGGTGCAATGGATAAACTAGCACAGCATCTTAAGGGCAGGTATGTAATGCGTACCCGCCATGATGCTAACGTCAAGATTCCTAAGCAAGACATCATTGTCCACGAAATTCCGCTACAGGAAGTACAAGAGTTTTATCCTGGCCAATTCAAGATCATGCAGCAACTCTCTAAGTATGCGCAAATTGTACTGGATTCTGGTAAGAAGTTAACACCAATGGCTGCTATTACGGTTATTCTACGTAAGAGACAAGCTAATGTACTTCCGGCTGGAATTGAACTGAAAGATGGAGACGGCAATGTCATATTCTCAGTTGGGGATGAGACAAGCGAATCTGTCAAAATTGATAAGGCGTTTGAGTTACTTACAGAAATTACAGCAGATGGGCTCACTTTCGGTGAGAGGGCGGTTGTCTTTTCACAATTTAAGGCCCCGCTCCATGCCCTATCTGAAAGACTTAACGACGCCGGTATTAGTTCGATCGTATTTGATGGCAGCACACCGGAAAAGATCAGGGAAGAAATTAAGGCGGACTTCGACCGCGCAGTAGACGGAGAAAGAAAATGGCAAGTAGTTCTTGCAAATTACAAGGTTGGAGGAGTAGGACTTAACTTTACAGAAGCAACACACATTATCGCTCTAGATGAAGAATGGAATCCAGGTAAGAACGAACAAGCTTGGGCTCGAATTGACAGAGTAGGTCAGACCGAAGAAACCACCGTACATATTCTCCGTATTACGAGTACAGTAGATACTTGGATGGCTGATCTAAACAATAATAAGCGTCAAATTATTCAAGGATTTGAAGTAACCGCTACAGGGATTCTTGAAGCGATGCGTAATGGAGAGATGATGTGAAGAAACTTACTGCTGTGGTTCTTATTGGCCTTAGTATTCTTTCAATGTCTAGCTGTAAGCAAGACAAGGATTGCAATCCAGACCAGAAAGGTTTCGAGAACTGTACTAAGGGAGGATGTAATTGCTAAATCCTAAACATGATAAATGGAAGTGTGGTTGTAACGGATGTACAACTTTTCGTTATGACTACCACTTAACACGTAGACTAATTAAGAAAGAAAACCAAAAGTTGCTTATGGCACAGCTTTCAGGTAAATGGAAGGTGAAATATTAATGGTGACTGTAGTTAATGGTGAACGAATCGGAAAGATCCATAATGATCCCTGTAGCGGAAGTCCTTCTAGAAGGATTCGCAGAGAAGGTAAGAAGTCTGTCCGTCTTCGTCGCCTTCTAAGAAGTAAAAATAATGCCTAGACGTCCAGGTAAACCGGATAGCTGTGTCCCTGTAGCGATGTTTGTTATAGGATGTATTAGCTATCTAACTATTGTTGCTGCTTGGGGTTTTAGAATAGTTTAACTAAGCACGATCTGCCTCGAACTTGTAAACCTCTTACTGTGGGAGCAGAATTATGAAGCTAAAGTGTCTAAAGCACGATCGTCGGGTTATTGCTGTTGGAGATAACTTCATTCATCGGACTGGTGATGGAAGTCACTGTGATTCTGCAGCGGCAGTAATCGGAGGTGATGTGGTCACTCCACTAACCTTAATGACATGCTCAGAAGAGAAAATCACCCGCTACAGAAGTCTGTGCTCTAAAAGGGGTATACCCGAGATGTAAGTTCGGGATACTTAAACGACCAACTCGGCTATCAACTCGGCTATCAACCGTAAAGTCGCCCTTTAGGCGCAGAGATAACTACAGCCAAATATCCAACTATCAGAGGAGATTATGATGTGCGATCGCTGCGACAAGGCTAAGACTGAGTACAACAAAGCCGTGGCTGAGTACGTCAAGGCTAAGACTGAGTACAACAAGACTGATGCTGAGTACGACAAAGCCGTGTCTAGGTACGTCAAGGCTGATGCTGAGTACGACAAGGCTAAGACTGAGTACGACAAAGCCGTGGCTGAATACTATAAGCTTGATGCTGAGTACAACAAGGCTGATGCTGAGTACAACAAGGCTGATGCTGAATACGTCAAAGCCGTGGCTGAGTACGACAAAGCCGTGTCTAGGTGCTCGATTACGTAGATGGTAAGCGCCGTTAGCTCAGATGGTAGAGCAGCTGACTTTTAATCAGCGGGTCATAGGTTCGAGCCCTATACGGCGCACGAATTCAAAGTCTAGTCAAGGAGTCAAAATGTGTGACAAGTGTCTTGAAACTGGCGCAGAGCTGAACGACACTACGTCTCGATTCGAGACTGCTAGGATCGCGTTCAACGAGGCTGTTAATCAACAGCATGAGGCTAGGCTTGCATATGATGCAGCTAAGGCCAAGTGCCAAGACAAGTAACCGGAGAATAGCGAGCGTCCCGAAATCCTGACCGGGCAGGTCTGTTATAAAGCGAGTGCCACCCAACTCGAAGAGATGTCAGCAGGCGGTTAAGAGCTCCCTGTATACGAAAGGCAAAACTCTTCGACGAGTGTGACAGACGAGAACTTAAGCCCGGTGCGGCAGATAAGTTGACACTAGCCTTTAAAGATAGGTTGTTCCGTTAGTGGGAGCATTAATGTCGGTCTATCTAGTGTACGCCGTGCCTATTACTTATCTGCGTGAAGTCTCCCAACTATTATAGAGGTAGTTGCCAGTCGCCTCACGGGATGACAACTGGTATAAGTATTACTCTTCGGTGTTGTTACACTGACAACTATCGGAGTTTTTGTAAGGGGCAGGCGATATGGAGTAGTGACCAGGATCGCCCTGTAGCGCAGATTAGGTATCTAGCGGACAGACAAAAAGAGAGCCGGTTTATTAACTAGCCCGGTTGAAGTCTGGTGAAAAGCCAGAGCCTCTCATAACAAAAAGCCCCCATTAATAACCCGATGTCTAACAAGGAGTCCAATGATGGGTGATGTCTTTAGTATTAAAACTTCAAGCGTATTTCGTGTAATGAAATCTGCGGACTATGGAGAGCAGTTTGTGAGGGTTCAAATCTAAATCGTAATAGCTAAAAAGGAGTCCAAATGTCTGTTGCAGCCATGGACGATATGTGGGATGCTCTACAGTGGGTATACGATAATAATAAAATTCCTGCGTACTGTAGGAAGTCTTGGAAAAACATGCTGGACTATAAGGACCAAAAAACTACAAATCGAGCATATGAAGATGCCGAATTCATTTACAACTCAGAATTCATTTACGACTCAGATGACACTAACGTCGTTCTTATCTACCGTGCTATTAGAGCTGCTTATATTGCCTTCCATTACTTGTTAGACGATACACTGAATCTTAATGCTACTGTCACAGCCCTTGTAAAGGAGCGTACTATGTATGCAATAACTCAATGTGTTAAATTGGGCTACCCAAAATCCTAGTAATGCTATTCCCTCATAGCTCAATTGGCAGAGTGAGCGGCTGTTAACCGCTAAGTTGTAGGTTCGAGTCCTACTGAGGGAGCATGTGTGAATCCACTTGTCCTTACCATCACTATGTGAAGAAATCTAATGGAGAATGGAGATGTATCCATTGTGGAAAAAGGACTATGGGATAGGATAAGGGATTGGTATAGACCAGAGGAACTTAATCCTGAATTAGATTATGGGGATGGTTACGATGAGGATGAATAATGTTGGAGTACGCTAATGGAGAGCTTATAGTAGATTGGATTGATTATCCGTCATATTGGCGTAGTAAAATATGTACTTGTGCACATAGTGTATATGGATATTACGGAGAATATCCTGTAACTCTTATTGACGGTAGATGTTCTAAATGTAGAAAACACAGGAATCATATCCTGCATACTTGTATCTCTTGTAATGAGATTTTTGCTAAGGATTTTAAACATCCAGGATTCGACTGGAAAATGCCAGAATGCTGGGAGTGTTTAGAGAGAAATCCTGATTATGTATGCCAGAATTATCCAGAACAAGTTATAGAATATAATATACAACAAGGTAAAGTTCCTTCAAAGATTAAAAAAGAATCTGAAATGTTACGCCTAGCCGAAGGACCTTCTGTTTTTTCTTTCTTAAAAGGAATAAAATGACTACACGTACACGTACATCAGGTGCTTCCAAAAAATTACTGGATTATCTCACTATGAATGCTGATCGTCCTATCTTTATAGAAGACCTTGTAAAAGATACAGGGGTTAAGTACAGCACTATATCCACTGCTTTTACTAGACTTACTCAACTGTACCCTAATGCAGAAAGAATAGGAAAAGGTATTTATAGATGGAGCAGTAAACCTTCTGGTATACCTGTGACAATAGCAGATGTTACATCTATTAAGGAGTTCATAGTAAAAGTTCTTGATACAAAAGAAGATGGTACTATGTTAGTATCCGAAGAGGATTCAGAGAGACTATTCGTAATGAAGCCACTAGAATGGTAATAGGAGATGAAAATGGCTAAGTCTAATAATACAGATAATTTCGCGCTAGCTCTTGGGGACTTTCTTAACGGAATGTCTGATGTCCAGCTAAGTGACGGGGACATGGGAGAAATTACTGTAACTGATCTAAACCCGCCACGCTTTACTGTAGAGGTTCTCAATTTTACAGATGAGACTACTAAGAGTTTTGAAATCACTGTCAGAGAAGTCTAAGTAGCTTACAGGATCGGGCCCGGTCAAGTTTCTCCACCTTGAGGTAAGGGGAGGGATCCGGGGAGTGGGAGGGTACCCCACATTTACATCAAAATTTAATGAAAAGGACTATCCAATGCGTCTTAAAAAAAATGACGATGGTTCAGTAACTATTGCTCCAGATGAAGATAATAAATTAGCTATTGTAGCTGTAGCTGAATATAAAGGAACTACAAACGTTGTAGAGTTCTATGCAGGTGATATTATTTCTGGTCCCGATAAACTCAAGGTATACATGGGATTTGCTAAATATATTATGGGATGTGTAGATTATCTGCACGCACACGAGTGGGATACCTAAAATGAATAAAAAACTTTCTTGTGGACATACTCGGTTTATCGAAACACAACGATTGTACGAGAGATGGCATTTTTGCTTTGAATGCGATGACATGAGGCGAGAAGTATGAAAATTTTGATAGGTCTGATGCTTTTAATTGCAGGAATTACATCACCTACGCCGGTTCATGTACCTCACGGAATGTATAATACACCTACTGGGTATGCTCCAACTTATAGTTGGGATAGGATATTTAATGAGTATACATTAGATGATCCAATAGTAAGATCTTCAAGCAGCAAGGATATTATTGATGGTAACAACTAAAATTGACTATGTTCTTAATGTATCTGTTACAAAAAGAGCAACAGATTTCACTACTACTAAAACTGGGTATGGACCTTCCGAGAGAGAAGATGTATCAAAAGGTATAACTATAGTAACTGAAGTAACTAAGATTGTACAAAAGGCTTCCTCATTAGAGGAAGTTAAGCGTATTGCACTAGGTTTAATACAACTTATTCCAGGAGAGTAACGTGAATGGGATCAAAGGAGACATACTCGGGACTTAGTCGCCGAGATCAGCAATATCTTCGTATAGCCACCTCTGTAGCGCGTACAAGTACGGCACGCCAGAAACATGGATCAGTTATTATATCCGGGGGTAGAGTAATCGCTACAGGGGTTAACAAGATGCGAAATGATCCATTAGTTTTAGACGAACTGTCAATTTCAGATGGAGCTAGTTATCACGCAGAATACGACGCAATGCGTAAGTTAGGTTTTGAAGTACCTTCTAGAGCTACTATTTACGTAGCTCGTGTTAATAAGCAAGGAGTCACAAGATTATCCAGACCTTGTGATAAGTGCTGGAAACTTCTGCTAAAGTACGAAATAAAAGAAGTGGTATATACAGTATGAGCCTATTAGTTGAAGAAGAACCCATTTTTGTATCCATCTTGCTAAATTTATATTCACCTACAAAAACAGACGCAACTAATTATTTGAAAGTTATAGCTGTACCTGCTAGATTAAGAGAGATTGGAATACTAACAGAATATGAGACAATTGAATTAACAGAAGTACGTTCTTATTTAGAGGATAGAGTTATTGGGATACTAGGAGATTGGTATACCACTTGACAGGATGTATATGCGGTCATATACTAGAGGCACATCCCTCAAAATTAGACGAAGAAATGTCAACAGCACTTACCAATCCATGTATTGTACAGATATGTGAATGTAGTAATTTTGTACTAGATCCTACAGGAGAAGCAAAACCAAGATATGATATATCCTGAAGCTGAATGGTTACCTGTAACTGGTCTAGAAAATGACCCTACAATTGTACCTATAGGTGTCATTCTTCATGTAGATGGAGGTAATTCTTCATCTTTATACGCTTATTTTAACGGATCTAGTGGAGGAATTGAATCCAATTTATTCGTTAATAAGAGAGGAGATTGGGAACAATATAGAGATACAACAAGAGAAGCAGATGCACAGTCTGCTGGCAATTCCTGGTTAGAAGGAACAGTTAGAAAAGGATATATCTCTCTTGAAACTCAAGGATTAGGAATAGGAAAATGGACTTCACTTCAATTTGAAGAAATTGCAAAGTTCTTAGCCTGGTGTCACACAACACATAGTATACCTCTAAAGCTTTGTACTGGTCCAAAGAGTCCTGGTATTGGATACCATAGACAGTTTAATTCTTGGAATCCTGATGGACATATTTGTCCTGGTGATGAACGTGTTCTACAAGTACCTGCTTTAATAGCCCGTGCACAAGCCATTGTAGATAATCCTAATCCTTTTAGGAGTACAGATATGCCAGTGATTGTAAATGTTCCAGGTGTGGCTGTATATATCATTGCTGGTTCATACAAGAAACGTATTCCAAGTCAAGCATCTCTAGATGTTTGGCTACAAGTTACAGGTCAGACTAGACCTGGAACTAATCCATCTACTGACTATAAGGATATGTCGGGTGCAGATATAGCTCTTATTCCTGACTACCCTGTAGCGGGCCCTTTTGCGTCGGATATTGCAGAGGCAGTAGTAGCTGCGCTACCTGTAGGTAGTGGTCCGTCGCTACAGGACATCAAGGATGCATTCGCAGAAGTGCTCACAGGAACCCATTTTACCGTTAGCTGACTTGACAAGTTAGGTCCCGCGGTGGTCTACTTGTACCTGTAAGCCGGTGTGGTGAAGCGGCGCAGGTAGTAGCCCACTTGGCACCCTTTCTACCTCTGAGGGCAGGGGTAAGGGAAGAGTCCCCGGGATCCAAATGGATTCCGGGGACTCTTTTTTTGGAGTAGTATGGATTTAACTAAGCATCCTTGTTTACCTTGTGTACTCGGTACACATTGGGAATGTTCAAGAAAAAAAGAATATAATTGTTGTTGCCAGTTAACTGGACCTTCACTTGTTGAAAATAAACGTGGAGGTACTAATAAAGAAGATAACGAAGTAACAGATCCTAAATCTACTGGACGTAAAAGAGCAGCAATTTTATTTCCAATAGAAGAAGGAATGACATGCGAATGGGAAGGTCTTAAATTTGCAGGAGGAGGATTATACCCTATAGTTGGTTGTACTGGAAATCCTGCAACTAACAGACATCATGGACCAGATAAGAATACACTCAATAATGACAAAGGTAATGTACATAGAATTTGTGCACGTTGTCACAATAGATGGCATACAAGAAATGATCCTGTATACGAGAAATTTTTAGTAACTGAAAAATGGCTTAGACATGATTCTGAATCTAAAGCAACACCAGAAGAAATTTTAAAATCAGAAGTTTATTGGAAATCAAATCAACAGGAGAAAATTAAAGATGTCGAGCACTAATGAACCAGAGCTAGATCTCTCTATGTTGAGAGATAGAGCAATACAATTCGCTACAAGTGTATCTCATACTTCGATTGAAGATTTGTTAGTAGATGCCGATAAGATACAATTATATCTCTTAACAGGACAGGTACCTACTAATGAATCCTCTTCCAGTAATAAGTCACTCTGAGGTAGAAACTTTTGAACTATGTGAACGAAGACATTACTACGCATTTGGAGAAAAATTAAGACGTAAAACTTTGTCTCTCTCTCTACAGAGAGGTATACTAGGACACGAAGTTTTACACATATATTTCAAGTCTCTACAAGAGACTGGTGATATACACGCAGCTAATAAAACTGCTATGAAGTTTCTTTCTACTAAACTAAATACTTCCTCTAGAGAAGTATCAATGGAGTTAGCTTTACTATTAGACATGTTTTTTAACACCTTTGCAGATACATTTAAACATTGGAAAATCGGTTTTGTTGAAAAAGAGGCACGTTTAGATTTTCCAGACTTTCAATATGCATTTACTTTTGATTTAGGTTATTTTGAGCAAGGACTTTTTAAGATTATAGATTGGAAATTTACTTACGATTTCTACGATAGTGATATGCAAAGTTTACTTCCACAAATCCCAAGGTATGTAGGTGCCTTGAGAGCATTAGGTCAATCTGTAACAAAAGGTTCTTATGGCTTTATTCGCTACAGAAATCTAAAATCAACAGATCCCTACGATAGGTTTGCATTAGTCCCTGTTGATATACCAAATATTAGAATCACAAATTCATTTAGAGATTTAGTTAATACAACTAAAAAAATCCTTCCTTTAAAAAAACTTCCGTTACCTGAATGGCGTGACTCAATTTCTAGAACTTCTAATCAATTAGTTTGCAAATCTTGCTCGTTTAAGCAATTATGTACAGCAGAGCTTAATGGTTCGACTGGAAAAGTAATACGAAATGAATTTTACGAAATAAACACAACTTATGGATACAAGGAAGTGTTAAATGGCGATGCCTGATGCAGAAGAACTGCTGCAAGGTTTATACGCTTCTATGCAAGATATAAGTACGGTTCAGCCTAACTTGCGTAGTTTAATATATGGAGATTCGGGTACAGGTAAAACTGTATGGACTATGCAAGTAGCACAAGCAATCACACCTCCTGATAAAAAGATTGTATATATTGACTACTCAGAAGGTTTTTCTGTTTTCCGCAATCCTGAATGGCAGCATTTAACTAAACGTGTTAAAAGAATGCAATATCAAGGGCTTTCACAGATTGAAACATTGGCATATGCTGTGCAGGCAGGTAAATCTGGCTTTGATGATATAGGTGCTATTATATTAGACGAAGCTACATCTATGGCAGAAGCTGATTTACGTCTAGTCCGAGCTAAAAATGTTCAACGAGATCCTTCTAAAGATCCTGATGTAGCAGAAGGTCCTGACTATATTGCAGAACAAAATAGATTTGGTAAAACTGCTAATATTCTTCTAGCTACGAGAGTACATACCATCCTAGTAGCACATTCAAGAACTGATAAAAGAAATGGATTAGACTTCACTGACGCTGCATTCCAGCCTAAACTTTCAACAATTATCAAAAGAGATATGAATCTTGTAGGATATTTTACAGCTGATCAACAATCTGTATCGGGTACAGAAGAACCTAAATACATCAGACAACTTCAAGTACATCCTACAAGAATGATTTCTGCTAAAACTAGAATCTCAGGATTGTCTGTTAAGATTTTAGCTCCTGCACTAATTGATATTGTTGTTGAATATATAAATGGACTAAGAGAAGATCAAGAACCTCCGGTGGAGGAAGTAATAGTAGTAGAACCTAGTGAAACTTTAGTTAATGCAGAAGAACCTTCCGCTATTGAAGTAGAATAGGATAAACTTTAATGTTTGAAGATAGCCTTTTCGGTGGACTTGATATTGCGTCTGCTTCTGATGATCCCTTTGCTCTACCTGTTGATAGTTACTACTGCACTATTACCGGAGCAGTAGTAGCACCTACTAAAAATAATCCAGATAAGTACGGTATTACTTACACTTATACTGTTACAGATGGTTCTTATAGAGGACAGTCAATTTCAGATTGGAAAGAAGTACCTTCGCCTGTATCAAAAATGCGTGAGGAAAATGGCTCTGATTGGGAACCAGACAAGGATTATCTACAAAAGCTTTCTTTCTTAAAGCAGCGTAGTATTTCTTTTGGTATCCCAGAAGACCGTATTAATGAAGTTAAAGCTAGTGATCTACTTGGACTGGATATCGTTGTAACACTCGGAAAGTCTAAATCAACCAAGCCCGATCGTGCAGGTAAAACTGTTATCATTAATATTCATCCGGCAAGTGAAGGAGAAGTTGCCAGTCTTAATGTAGGCACTTCTTCTGGTAATCCTTTCGCATAAAGATATGAAACGGGCCCGGCAAGAGAGCCTCGGATATAGACCAACTCTTGGGTAATAGTCAGCATTGCGCGGCAGCCGGGGAGTGGGAGGGCGTTCATCTTTCTGATGGAGATGAGAAATTGACTGGTACCCCACATTAAAAACCCGCTACAGGGGATAAACCTGATACGTAAACAGGCTATCTTAAATCACTAAAATAGGGCCCTGTAGCGGGCTTGTCGGTATATCCCAATTGGCAGAGGAACTCGACTTAAAATCGAGCCAGTGTGGGTTCGAGTCCCACTACCGACACGGGCTATTAGCTCAGCAGGTTAGAGCACTTGTCTTATAAACAAGCGGTCTCGGGTTCAAGTCCCGAATAGCCCACTAATATTTAAGATAGGAAGGAGGGTGAATGACATTTAGTACCGATCCTGTAGAAGGTCTAAATCAATTTTTTAATGAGATTTGGGGATCGGTTGAAGGTTTCGTATACTCACCTGTAAAAGATAGTACAAATAACTGGAAGAAATATTTTTTCCCTTGGCCTAGTGGTAAGAGAGTTTTAGTAGATCATGTACTAGCACACTCTGCTTCTAATAGGGATGTATACTTTTCACCTGTTATTTGGTCTGCACCTAAGTCACCATTGTCTAGAGAAAATATAAAAGGTTCTAATGTTGTATGGGCTGATTTTGACGGTTCCTATCCGGAGGACTGGACCACCCCACGACAACAGGCTGGCAGCGACGTCCCTGGGGCTGTTCCGGGGCATCCCAGCGTCACAGTACAGTCCTCCACAGAGGACCATCAGCATGTATATTGGAAGCTAGATAAACTATCCTCTGATCTACAATTAATTCAAGATATCAATAGAGCTATTGCCTATACCTATGGTGCAGATGCAAGTGGTTGGGATATAGAACAAATACTTAGACCACCTTTTACTACAAACTATAAACACGGTACACCTGTACTATTATCCTCATTTGATCGAACTCATTATTCAATCAGTCAATTTAAATCATTTAAACCTGTTAAACAATTAGTGCGTGAAGTTGATCTATCAAAATTACCTGACCCTGTAGAGGTTATTGGTAAGTATATCTGGTCAGCCGATACTTTAGATTTGCTTCAAAAATCCAATAAAGAAATTAAAATGGATAGATCCGGTGCAATGATGCGTATTACATACACATCTATAGAACTTGGAATGACTGACCAGGAAGCGTATAGTTTACTTTTCTGGTTAGATGAAAAATGGGAAAAATTTAAGTATCGTGGAGATAGACAACGTCGTCTACTCGATATGATTAATAAAGCTAGGCAAAAATATCCACATAAACTAGAAGATCTTACTTTTAGTGGTTTACATAGCGATGAAGCTGCCGTTACAAATGTTAAGTACATCTATAACTTTAAAGAGTTTATTGAACAACCTCCTCCTGTTCAAGATTGGGTAGTACGTAATTTACTATCCGAACAATCAGTTAATTTAATTGCAGGACCTCCTAACGTAGGTAAAACACAGTTAATGCTAAACTTTGCTACTCACATAGCTATTAGTAGAGATGTTATAGGGTATACACCTACAGGTCGTAGAAAAAATCTATTTCTCTCTCTTGAAATGGGTAGACCTGGACTTTACAGATTAGCTTCTCTAATGAAACTAGCATTTACTCCAGAAGAAATCGATATTTTAAGTACAAATTTTTTACTATGTCCATTTGGTGAAGCTATTCCTATCCATCGACCAGAAGGTAGAAAATTTTTAGAGTCTCTTATAGAAGAATACAAACCAGAAGGTATCTATATAGACTCTCTTGGTAAAGTTCTTCTTGGTGATCTAAACAACGATGAAAAAGTAAGAGAATTTTTTGCGTATTTGAACTATTTAAAACAAAAATATGGCGTCCATTTTATTATAATTCATCATACTAGAAAACCGCAGGATAATAATAAACGTCCACGCGAATTAGGAGACATTTATGGATCGCAATATATAACAGCTGAGCCCGATACAGTTATGTCTTTATGGCCAGAAGAGAAAAACATTATCTCTGTTAGAGAAGTTAAAAATAGATTTGCTGAACAAAAAGAACCTTTCAATATTATGCGTTTAGAACATCTTAGATTTATTAAAGTTACAGATGAGTCTATGCAGATACAAGAGGAGGCTAATGCAATTCGACCGAGTACCGCTACCGGGAATAACTCCGGAGAGCTTTTTAAATTCAAGTAACTCAATTTCGCTAGAAGATTTTCTGGAAAAAGCTGCCGTAGTACCTGAGCTAATCTGTGATACCGAGACAAATGGAGAAGATATACGCGATGGACGAGGTTATTGTCAAGGTGTATCTTTAGCGTATATATATCCTGGAATTGGATTAATAACTCATTACTTACCTTTTAGACATAAATTTGGGACTAACCTAGATAAAGGTTGGTTAAAACGCTTTAAAGCTATAATAGAATTTAGAGATCATAATCTGCTGCCTATTATTTACCACAATTCAAAATTTGATATAGTAAGTCTTGAAACACTTGGTATTACTTTTGTAAACAATTTTCATTACTGCACTATGCTAATAGCTCATCTAGTCAATGAAAACTATTTTTCTAAAGAACTGGATTATTTAACTAAAACGCTTTTACATGATGAAGGTAAGAAAAAAAGTCTTGAATTTGAGAAAATTAAAAAAGCATTTGGATGGTCTGGTATTCCGTCAGAGATTATGTATTCGTACGCAGCATATGATACAAGTTTAACACTTAGATTATGGGAGTTTCTTAAACCGCTATTTTTTGCCGAAAGCTTACAAGATTACTGGCAACATAAACTTAAAACAATTAAAGTTGTGCAGTCTATGGAACAACATGGGATTTTAATTGACGTATCTCTATGTGAAAGAATGTCCGCTGTAGCGGAAGCATGTATGACAGATATTGTAGAAATATTGGAGTTAAATCCTGCCTCTCCAAAAGATATGCAAACACTGTTAATAGATAGATTAGGTCTACCTATTCTTAAACGAAGTGCAAAAACCAATAAACCTTCATTTGATAAAGAAGTTATGGAACAATATGATGAAATTTTGGAAAGGCAAGAAAGCACAACAGCCCGTTTTATTCTCGAATATAGAGGATGGCAAAAGTCTAAGTCTAGTAATTATGATCCCTATGTCCAGTTACTCTCTCCTGACGGTAGATTACGACCAAATTATAAACTACATGGTACTAAAACGGGAAGATTCTCTTGTGCTAAGCCTAATTTACAACAGATACCCAGAATTTCTACAAAACCCTGGAACGGACAAATGAAAAAAGCCTTCGTCGCAGACGAAGGCTGGGAACTATGGGAAGGCGACTATTCACAACTTGAATTTAGACTTACAGCAGCTATCTCAGGTGAACCTCATTTACTAGAAATATTTGCGGATGACTCACGAGATGTATTCAATGAAATTGCACCAATTATTTCTCTAGTACGTCAAGACACTAAAACATTTATTTACGCTACAGGGTACGGGGCAGGTATCAACCGAATCCACCATACACTAGGTGTTAGCAAGGAACGTGCTAAATTTATTAGAGACATGTATTGGCGTAATTATCCTAAAATTAAACTTACTTCTGATCAAGCACGATTTACAGCACTAAAATACAAAAAAGTTAAACTTTGGTCAGGTCGCTACAGGCATTTTATGTGGCCACAAAGTGAAGCGCACAAAGCTTTTAATTCATGGGTTCAAGGCGGGGCGGCAGATATAGTTGAAAGAACGATGCATCGTTTATACAATGAGGTAGAATCTCCAGAAGTTCACATGTTACTACAGGTACATGACTCTGTTGTATTCGCAATTCGTACAGATGTACGTGATAAAATTTTACCTGAAATTAAAAGAATTATGGAAGATATCCAACCTACTTTTGGTGTAAGATTTAAAGTAGACATTCATCATTGGGGAGAATAAATTGATCACAACGCATGATTTTCGTACGAAAGTTAATGCAATGGTTCAACATATACGCGATGCGTATATGAAGCGCAATGCCTACATGCTACAAGGTGAATTTGAAGCTTCTCAAGTTTTAATGCTTGCAGAAGAAGTTGGTGAGTTTGTAGCAGAATATCGACGTTGTATAGGTATGGCTCGGCGTAAAGGTGATATTAATAACCTTAGAAAAGAATTAGCAGATGTTGTTATTAGTGCATACGCTAACGCAGCAGAATTAGGTATTGATTTAGACACAGAAATAGAAATTAAATTAGAAGAAATATTTAGCAGAGGTTGGAGTGAAGCAGCCCATGACGGAATGTAGAGAATGCAGGGATGAGAAACATGTTAATTGTACTACGTATGCATATGACTTGGATTTAGATGACTATGTCGATTGCAGTTGCACACACCAATAAAACTATAAAATGGTTCTGTCCAAAATGTCTAGACCATACATGGCATTTTCAAGATAATGACTTAAATATGAAGTGTATTGAATGTAGTAATACATTTAATATAGATGAACTTAGCGCATTCAGAGAAGATCATAAATCTGGTATGCGATTATTTAATGGAAAATGGGGATAAGGTGTCAGATAATGGACTATATATAGCAATAGACCCAGGTGCAGGACGTACTAATTCAATTGGTTGGGCTATATTTCTCAATGATGGTCGTCCTGCGGGCATGGGACAACTCACATATGAAGGTTTAGTAGACAAACTCTACAATGAACTAAATAATATCCCTGTAGCGTTAGTTATTTGTGAGGATTATCGTATCCGCAGGGAAAAGATTTCTTCTCATGTAGGATCTAGAGTTGAAACTATACAAACTATTGGTACTATAAGAGCATGGTGTCAGTTAAAGAATATTAAACTGGAGTTACAGAAAAGTAATATACTTAGATTAGCTGAAAAACAATTTGGAATAGCCATGCCTACTGACCATACTCAATCACATCAATATTCTGCTCTACTGCATGGTTTTTGGTATTTACATAGAATTGGGAAAGCCAAAACTGTACTGGAGCGTGAGCATGATGCCTCATGATACAGAAGACTGTAAAAGTCCTAAAGATCATTGTTTCTTTCATAATGAAGATGAGCCAATTACAGAAACATCTTATAAAGTATGTGGGGAGTGCTTCCATGTATTTCAAAAGGCAGAAGAACTAATAAAAGAATATGAACGAGTTGAAAGTGAAATAAATAAGCCGGGTTTAAAAATTATTGAATTTTTAGATCCACCTGCTAAAGACTCAGTATTTAAAACACTAAGTATTCATTCTTGTCCATTTTGTAGCCATGATTTCTAAGGATTAAAATGAAACGCACAACTGAAATAATGGCAAAAATAGAAGTACATGCTACAGTAACAGTTGATTTAAATCATACTGAAATCCAAATAATTGCAGATGTTTTAAATAATTATTTACCAAAAAATTATAAACTAGCTTATGACTTTAAAATTCTAGCACAGCAAATGAAAGAAGCTCTCGTGGATGAGGGGCTTAAATGAAACAGGAAATTAAAATTGCAAGACAGTTACACAAGTTTGCTAAGTTAGCAGAAAAAGCAGGTACAGCATTTAAAGTACCTGATCCTACAGAAGTTATAGAGGCAAGTACAAAACAACCAGCTTATTATGAAGCAGAAGCATTACTACTTGCAATAGAAAAACCAGCTAGATTTATATACAAAATATGCAAGCGTGAAGAATGTAAAGAACCTTTTGGTACTAATTATCGCGGAGTAGCATATTGTTCCGATAATTGTCGTAAGAAGGATCTCGCAAAAATTGGAATACGCTGGTCTCCCGAGAAGTCACAAGAGGAACGTTGGGGAGGGGAACCTCCATTGATTGTTCCTCCTTCTGTCGTAAAGCTGCTAAAAGATTTACTTTCTCAGATTGAGCCCACACAACTATCCTATGTTGATGGAAGTCCTCAGCCCGATCTGTTAGACGATTCCGAAAAAACCAACCTTCTCTTACAAAGAGACGAACCAATTCTTCCACAACCGACGCAGACATCCTCCGTCTTTCGCTTCGTGACAAACCTCCCCAGATTCCAAACTCATCATGAACAATCCCCTCCTCTAGACAAATATTCTGCACAGGACATTTCTGACAATACTTCTTCTTAAGTCTTAAAGAAGGTCTGCCTGCTGCATAAAATTTCTCTATATCTTCTAGCGAGGCAGACGCACAAGCGGCCCGTAGGCGCCACTCTCCATGTGTTATTCCCATGGACAGAGTGTACTACCTACGGGCCGCTTGCTGTCAACTGCCTGTTGAAATGTCCGATTCGTCTTTATTTTTTGTGGCATACACACCAGTATAAGTAAATATAGCTAAAACTGCCCATGCAACTTTATCCCAAGGTTCAGGAAATTCACTTACAGATAATCCAGTTAAAACAACTCCTAAAAAGGCAACCCCTGCTTTTCTCGCTACAGTGAGAAATTTAGTCATTGTCATTTTATAACTACAACTCCCTTGCCAATAACAAGGCCTAAAATAGCAATAATAACAGCAGTAATTACTAAGCTTACAACTCTATTACGTTCTAATTCTAGATTTTTAATGCGCCTATCAATTTGTTCTTGTACTATAGCAAAAGTTTCTTTAGTAACATGCATATCTATACTCTTTTTTATTTCTCTTATATCCTCTTTAAGTTCTATCAATCTATTATTAATAGATGAAAGAATAACAGAAGAAAGCCCTGTCTCAGGATCAATAGATGGTGTGTTCACTTAACTTGAGACATTCTTTTTCGGAAGGCATGCATTAACTCTTTTTTAGAAGCATCTCCTCTATTAATAGTATCAGAAGTTGTATGTATATTAGTTACTTTTCTAAGAATCTCAGCTGCTCCTGCCGGAACAACCATCTCATCTTTATGTATTTGAGCTATCATATTATGAGGTACTTTTTTTATACCTTGTGCAAAGGAAGGTAGAAATTTTCTATAAGATCCGTGCATATATGTAGTCCATGGGCTAAAATTACGACCACCACTTGAAATACGATAAGCCGCTGTAGCCTGCCTCATTAGATTATTTCGCAAGGCATTGATATCTCGATCTCTACCTGTTCCAGTGTCTTTCCTAAGAGTTCTTACCTGGAACATACCGTAACTAGGTCCCCATGTATTATTTTGAAGACCTAAATCACCTTGAATATTTGCATTATACCCAGATTCAGCACCAGCTATTCCGTACATAATACGGGCAGCTTGTGGACTAAATCCTGCCTTTTGAAGTACGTCTATTAAGTATTTACCGGGGCCTCCTTTATACGAGCCAGAAGAAGCACCAGAAGAGTAACTAGCACCACCACCAGATGAATTACTAATAGTAGGTTGTTGTGCTGCTCTTTGACTAGCTAATTGTTTTGCAAAAGACAAAGCATCGGCACCCATACTATCAATAATTGGAAGGCGGGCTGTAATAGCACTACCCCAAGAACTAGCCACCTTGAGCCGCCCTTCTTAGCATATCACGTTGTTCAAACTCAGCAGATTTTCTATAATTAGGTTTAGTATAGTTTTTAATACCTAGACCTGTCAAGAAATTCAGTAAAGCTACTTCATCCATGCCCGGTTCTTGCATACCTCTTCTTACATCTCGTTGTTCTTGGAAACCTGCCAATGGTTCAGTATTTGTGATATTAGCAACATACCCTAGTCCAGGTATTTGCTGATCCCAATACTCTGCTCCTGTAGGTATATCACCACCTGTACCCAAACTTTGTGCATAATTATTAGGTTTAGCTGACATCAATTCTACGGGAATTCTTATACCAGGTGTAAGACTTCCTAGTACATCTCTTCCCGCACCCTCGCTTAAATAAGATGAACCTAAATCACTTACTGGATCACCTGGATTGATGCCATATAAATTACCCTGGAAAGGTATTTGAGGACCTAATATGTTATCTTGTAGCCATGAAGGAAATAACGTGTGTTCTGGGAAAGGATTTGCAAGAGAGTCAGGATCAACTCCCATAGTCATTGCCATATTATAAGAAGCCTTAGGCATAACCATAAACCGCCCTGGCTTCATAATAGCCGTTTCTATAACCAAAGGAATTGCTTTACGGAACCAAGAGTAGAAGGGTATAATTCTACGCATTACTTGACGTTCAAATGCAGTTAAATCTGAGCCATCAGGGTGCCATTTACGTACAGTTTTACCTGCTTCTGCTATTGCATCATCTATATTCTTAAAAGAACCTTTTTCTAAACTATCAATAAAATGTGCAATTCTTACCCAGTGATCTCTTGACTGAGATACACCACCAGCAAATCTTTGTAATTTACCTCCTAAAGGCTTACGTATTGATTTTCCTCCTATATTCATAAAGCGCTGGCCTTCATTAAAAGCAGTATCTTCCAAAATACTGTAATCAGGTAAAAGTCCTTCTTGGAAAGCTCTACGATATACTTCATCAAAAGATACTTTTGTGGGTTTACCATTTATTTTAACGACTATATTTTTAAGACTTTGTTCTGCAGCAGGATTGTTGGAAATTAAAGCTTTGAACGAATCCCAATCTTTGTATGAAGAAGCTCTTGTATTAAGCACTTTAAGTGCTTTTTTGTATACCATTGGATTAGTCACGCCTGCTAGGAAGCTTAGACCCATATCTCCAACGAGATTTCGTACATGGTGGCCAGGGCGATATATAGTAACGCCTGCTTTCCACATATGTAGTACCTGGTCGTACAGTCTAATTAGTCCACCTGAATTAAATACAGAATTATTAAGGAATTTATCTAGATAAGGTAATTGACGAATAATATCATCTGAATAGTATTTATCAGGATCCATAAAAGGAAATACTGAACTAACTTTTTTAGAGTCTTTGATTTTGGAAAAACCTGGTTTCGCTGCAGTGGATACCCAAGGATGTCTTGTAGCTGAGATATCTCTACCTACAGTAACTTCAACTGTTGCTCTTTGAACAGCTGCATGCACTCTATCTAAAATATCTAAAGGATCTTCTACATCCTTCCACTGACGCCAACTATTAATTTGTTCCCTTAAAGGTACACCTTCTTTAAATCTAAATTGTTTATCAACGCCGTAGCGTTCTAATATCCTATTAAGGTGGTCAGAAAAAATACCATTTCTAACTGCAAAGGAACCAGCTTCTCTACGACCTCCTGCAAAAATAACATCTAATGATTGTTTCATAGATGCCATTAATTGAACCATTCCAATGTCATCGGATGGAATGGTTCCTTGTTGTAGAAGTTTAAAAGCTTCTGCTAGTTTTTTCTTAGCTAAACCTTGTATCGGAACACCAATTCTAGCTGCATATTCAGTTGCATATTCCTGTGCTTTATTATAGGTAACAGCCATAATGCCCCGGTGCATTCTCGCAAAGGTTTGCACTACATTATGATCTCTGTGTATCATGTAATGTAAATCTTCGTGGCCATAAGGTGCGTAAAAAGCAGAACCTATATTATCTTTTAAAGCTACCATTTTATCACTTAATGGAGCATTAGCTTTAAATATACCCATCTGTAGACGGGCAGCCTCTAGATCACTTAAATCGATGTCAAATTCAGGATCCTTTGTTACTTGAGAAGCTCTAATCTCTTGTTGTTTTACACCAATTTTTCGTGCTGCCTCTTTAGAGGCCCCGGCAAATTTTTTAGCAGTAGTTGCTTCCGCTAAATCAGCAGCTTCAACACCAGCTGAATGCAATTCACTGTCACCTATTACTTTCGCTGTAGCGAAAGCATCACTAGGTGCTTTTAGTTTTCTTCCTATTTCTAACATATCATCTTGACGATTTACTATATCACCGAATATCTCACCCATAGATACATTAGGATCAGTAAACTTTTTAATTACTTTATCTATTACAGTAGTTGTCATACTTACTACTGATTCACCAATTTTAATAGCTTCTATAGCGTAATTTGCATTTACTCGTTGTAGTATTAAAGGTAGAACATCGCGTATTGCTTTATCTAATTCTTGTGCAGAAACTAGACCAATGCTCTCCCCTTTATTTGTCATTTGAAACATTTTAACATTAATAGTGCTAGCTAGATCAAGTGAACCCTCGTGTAGCGCAGCTTGAACATAGTTAGCAGCTGCATCCAGTATCTTTGTAGGATATATATTTTTAGCGTTTCTACCTCTCGTAAAGAGAAATTTTTTAGCTACTTTAGAGTCTAATGAGTTCAATACATCCATTAAACTAAGTAGTATACCACTATTATCTGTACCTGCAATAAACTTAACACCTTCTGCTTTTAAAGCAGCTTCGGCAAAATTCATAGCATCCATAGTACGATTATACATTAAGTCAGGACGTACTTTCAAATGTGCACTTAACTCTTTTCCTTTTAAGCCACCTTTAAAAGTATCCTTTCCAGCTTTAGTTGCAATTGCTCTAAACATATCTACTTGTGCATACTTATTCCATCCACGGAGATTACGTGCTACACCCTCTCGTGGGGTTGGTGAAGTACGTTTAGCCTGTTTTATTGAGGTAATCCAAGGATACTTTTTTAAATCTTGTGGATCTACTAAATTTTTAACTACAGACTCATCTAGTACCAAACGTACATCATCAATTAACTGTGAAGTAACTTCTGGTAACTTAGTACTAAGTAATCTTGTGTCACCTGCTGCAGCTGCACCTATTATTTGATCTACTGGTACAACATTATCCCAAACTTGAGGTGTAGCTCTACCTTTAAAACGCTCTATTTTATCAGCAGGGAGCAGAAAATCCTCTAATTTCGGTGTCGAGGCTTTTTTTGGTCCGGTAATAGCAAAAATTTTCTTAGCTTTTTCCAGTAAATCCTTGGAGTCTTTTGCTCCAACTGAATCGAGGATTTCTTGCCATGCATTACTAGGAATCAATCCTTTCTCATGCGCTTCAACTATATCTTGTAGTTGTTTAAAGTTACCAGCTAATGTTTTTGTAGCCAGTTCTTTCACACGAGCATTGAAAGATGCTTCAGTTCTTGCAGCACGTAGATAATTAATTTCACTACGAGAAAGTCTATCAGAGTGTTGAATAGCCCATGTAATAGATTCAGCAGGGGCTAACCTCTTAATACTAGTAACAGTTTTAGCAACATCTTCAAATACTGTTTTAGTAGTAGTAATTTTTTTAGTAGGATTTCTAACAAAATCAAAAACACTATCTGTAGGAGATTTACCTATGCCTAAATCTTTTAAGTATTGTTCAAGAGTAACTGTCTCACCTTTAGCATTTTTTAGTGTAGCTTCTTTGAAATTAGTGGGTATATGCCCTTTGCTAAGCATATCAGTTGCTTTTTTTAAAGTAAGACCTAGTTCCTCACCTTGTTTATCCGTAACACCTACTAAAGGAACTTTGCTTAAATCACCTGATGCATGAACTTTATTTACTTCATTATTTATGATTTTTTCTATATCTAATTGGCGTGTAGGATTTTCTCTAGCTACACGTAACATTTCTTCAATTGTAAAATTACCGATTCTATAAGTAGGGTCTTGCATAATAGCCATTTTAATTGCACGTCTAGCAGACAAAGTAGGCGAAGTCTGTTTAGGCGTAGCCGCTACAGGGGATAGCGGCACCGTCTCTTCTACCATTTTAGTGACAGGTACTCTTTCTGTAACTGTTTCTTCTACTTGCCTATATAGAGGCGCAACTTCTAAGTTAGGGTGCTCTAATACAGGAGTGCTACGCACTAAATCAGTCAATTTATTAGCTTGTACTTCATTAGCAAATTGAACAGGATTTAATTTATCTTCTACACCTGTTGCACCTGCAATAAATCGTGATTTAACAGGGGGAGCTTCTATAGCAAGCATAGGTTGTTTAGGTAGTTTATCTAATATCGCAGTAGCATCTGTTACTTTAGTGCCTGTTTTTATAACTTTAGCCAAAGATCCAATTGGTAAATAAGCAAGAGGATCCCCTAAAACATCAGAAGTAAATCCTGCGACAGCTTTTGCAGGCTTAGGTAAATCTTTACCAGGTGCATTAGAATCGTAGAATAATGCTTTAGAAGGAGTTTCTTTATTTTTGCCACTAAGACCTTGCCAGTACGCATTCAATATAAATTTAGGGTCTAAGTTAGCACCTTTTGGATTTAAGAATACATTATCATTTCCTACATCTTGCTTAGCTTTAACCTGAGCCTGCATACCACTACCTACAGCATACATTGGCCGAGATAGAATATCTATAGCACCCTTGACAGGGCCAGATTCTATTAGAGGTTTTGCCAAAGGATTTATAACACTTATAGGATCTGATAAATAAGTCTTTTTTAAGAAATCAAAGAACCCCCCTGTAGCACCAGATTTAGACACATTCCCCGAAATAGTAGGGGTATGTGCCCTCATTGCTTCCATGGCTAATTGCATAGCAGTGGGCGCACTCGTACCAATAGCATACGGATTTGAGGCAGCACTAAATGCCGTATTAGCAACTTTATCGTTGTTCATACGGTATGCGTAAACTGCCATTAACTGCTTAAGATAGTTATTAAGCAGCGGCGCTGGCACAGAGGTAGTCATATTCCCTACTTAATATCCATATGGAGATTGACCGTAACTTGATGCAGTATTAGGATTCATCTGATCCCAAATATATGCTACTATAGTTCTTAACTGATCTTCTGGTAATGCAGAAGCCCCTGCTTGCCTGTTCTTTTCTAAGACTGCATTTATATATTGATAGGGATTATTAGTTTGATTTGGGTCAATAGACATAGCTAAATTAACAGCTTGACTAGCTGCATCATTTCCTGTACCGAATAATTTTGCAGCTTCGGCATAAGCCTTATCCATTGGACCCATCATCTGAAATTGCTGATAAGTAGTTGGCTGTGATGCAGTATTTAGTTTTTCTTGTGCAGCTTCTTTATCTGCATACGATTGGTATAACATACTAGCAAGTTGTTGTTGTTGTGAGGTATAGTTACTAGATAGTTGAGTCATTAAAGTATTTTGTGCAGCTGCTTGCTGAGATGACACACCTAATTCTTGATTACCTAAATCACTTAATCTGTTACTTAATAAGGCTGCAAGAGCATTTCTACTTTCTATACCTGCTGCACCTGCTGCATTTCGTTGTCCTGTGTTGTAATCAAGTGAACTTTTTTGCTGTAAATTAGCAGCATTCTGTGCACCCTGATTACTACTTGTCAATAATCCTTGTAGAAAAGAAGAATCTTGTGCATTTTGTGCTAATAATCTAGGATCTGACGCAGCTGCACTTATACCTAACTTATCTAATTTAGCCACAACTTCATTATTTGCTTGAGTATATGTATTAGCTATTTGTTTTCTACCACCTGTATACGCATTACTAATTCCTGTTTTTTCAGTGTTGTAATCTCTATTAATAGTAGCACTTTGAGCACCAATATCTTTTTGTAGTGCAGCATACATAGCTTTAAGAGCCGCATTACTGGTTGTAGCATTGCTATTAGCTTGACTACGTAAATTGTTGATAATTTGGTGTTGTGGCCCATATACTGAAGATAATTGTTGAGCGGCTAAAGCTGAAAAATCAGGTGCACTCTGTCCTAGAATTGCTTTAAGCAACTCCATAGGATCCTGGTTATTAGTATAAGGTGCCCGTGTACTAGCCGTGTACTTATCCCATATTGGAGTAGAAGAACCATACCCTGTAGGGGTAGGCATTATTCCATATGTCCCGGCCATGATTATAATCCATACTGTGCTGCACGCCGGTTAACAGCATCCTGCTTTGCTTTAGTTGTAGAAAGCTGCTGCTGGTCATTGAAGTTGGATAAATCCATATTTAAATTAGCTAGATAATTGGAACGTGCAGTGCTCATATCCGATTGACGACGTGCATAGTCAGATACTAGTCTGTTCATATCTTGACCATACACACCAGAGAAATAAAGTCCTCTACTTGCAAAATCATTACCTTGGTCTTCTAAACCTCGTGTTTTTTGTTGACCTAAATCACGTGTACGACCTGTATAATCAACATTATACTGATTTTGTGCCTGACCTTGCTGTGCGCGATAGTCAGCCAATGCTTTTTTTAATGCAGATAGTTGAGACTGGTAAGTTGAATCAGTATTTAGCCAATCGTTAATATTCATAGGAGGCGCAGCGGGAAGTGATGCAGCGCCATAAGAGCCTGTACCGCCTCCTCCTGTAGGATAGCCTCCATATGTACCACCACCTGTAGAACTAACAGTACCAGTACGACTAGTTGCTACAGAACGTGCAGGTGTCTTATCAACAAAAGGTGCACCTTGCGATGCGTACGTAGGTGGTTTATATAAAGTAGTAGGTTTTTTAGGTTTTAGCTGACTTATCTCTCCACCACTGTGTTCACCAGGCATTAGTACACGCTCCTATTAAATGCAGCAGAACCATAATTCCCTGAGGCACCTGCTTTTAGTCTTTGTAAAATAGCATTTCTTCTAGCTTGGGTCTGTAAATCGCGTTTTTTATAGCCTAACGGATCTACAGCACCTGTAGTTGGCATTGATCTACCACTACCGTATGATTTTCTACCAGCAGCGAATGGATTAAATCCTCCTCCACCAGTAGCTACGCCATTATAGGGCATGGCGACTCCTAGTTAGTAGTCTTTGGAACTTGCTGTTTAACTGCAACTACTGGTGTTATAGAGTATATCCTAGACGGATTAACCCAATCCGTTATCGTAAAATCTAGTATAAAATAAGCATTTCTAAAACGCATAGATTTCATAAATTTTAGAAATTTTCTGATAGCTCCAATACTACTTACAATTTCATGTACTGATATGTCTGTTTCAGAAGGTCTAGCCCATGTATTATTTATTACATCTGCCCAGGTAAAGGACGCCATCTGAGCCCAAGTAACTGTAAAATTATATATAACTGGTACAGCGTAAGCATCAACAGTACCATTGACCAAAACATCAGCACCCCACCAATACAATTTCTTAAATAGATTAGGACTATTTAAATCGTATATTTTGGTTTCAATACGTGCATGTACACCTGATTCACTTCTACTTGCTTGAAATCCATCCAAAAAAGTATATGTATGCTCATTACCAACAGCATTAGAATTACTTACATATGACGCTAAAGAACCTGCATTAGCACTATCTGGTGTGTAATAAAACCTCGCTACAGGGCTGGTAAAAGTCCATTGGGACCAAGTTCTCGTAAATAAATAGAAAATAAAATAATTACCGTAATAAAAAACTACTATTCTATTTCCTACTAATGCTACCCAAATATTAGTTAAATAAGAACCAGCAGCACCTTTAGTAATATTATTTCTAATATTAGTTTTATTAAATTGGTAGTTTATCAATTCATATAGAAATCCCCCATGAAAAATATAGAGAATATTTTCGTATTGAGCTATACATCTAATATCTGCAACACCTATAGTTTTAGATACAGGGTTAATAACACCTTTACTTGGCGATGAATCGTATTGTAGTACGTACGTACCATTTTCTTTGAAGAGGAATAGATTGCTGCTAAGTGCATAGATATCTACTAATTTTTGTCCATCACCTTTATTAGGGTCTAAAAAATCTGCACCTGCCCACGCTGTACCATCACCGATACCTGAAAAGTATAAACGAGAACCATTAACTGTTTCAGATTTTCCTGCTGCAATCCATAAACGTTCCTTGAATATTGCTATAGCAGAGCCTTTAGGCATTGACGCTACAGCGGAGAACCCTCCGGATGGGTCCCAAGATCCTCCAGGATTAGCAGAACCAGGTATCGCAGGGATCCACATCTTATCTAGATACTGGATTGCACAATCTGCTGCATACGTATTAGTAATAAGATTCCAGGTACCGCTGGATAGATAATATATAGCTGAAGTAGTTGAGCCTATAAGATACACACTACCTGTTTGTGACCTAAAGTAGCCAAGTAAGTCAATATTTTGACCTGTAATAGGTCCGGTAACACTATCTTGTGTAACGGGAGGTCTTGATATAAGAGTACCATCTACATCGAAATCAAAATTTTTACATACAGCTAATTCTGTATCCTTAATAGATGTAGGATCACTAAAATTATTAAGACCACCTGTAAAAGGTCCTAATTTTAGCATACTACTATTAGCCATTATGCATCCTCCTGCATAACAGTTATTGTAGCATAAAATCGTTCACTTCCATAATCTTGTTCTATTTCATTTAAATCATCTGTAAGTTGTTTTTGTTTTACCATAGATCCATTCCAGTCATCGTCTAATTCGTATGCTTGTTGCATGACGTAATTAAGTAATGACTGATAATACACATCAGGAATAGATAATGTATCACTACCTGTAGTTATTAATACAGGTTGCAATACGCAAAAAAGTTTTATTGTATCAGTTGATGCCTGTGGAGGAGGCCACAGAAAAACAGAATCGTCCCAATCATACCATAATATAGGAACACCTGATTGAGTTTGAGCAGGATTAGTTTTAGATAAAATTAATTCCTGTACTTCACTGAATTGACGTTGATCTATAGGTACTTCATTATAGAAAACTGCTTCAATGCTTATTATATTAACACCTGTGAAACTATACTGTGACTGACCACTAACAGAAGGAGTTGTGGCTGTAGTTTTATTCCACTTATTTTTACGTGCTATTTCTAACTGTCCTTGATTTACCCATCTTATTATGTCAGTATCGGTGATCTGAGCACCTGATTCATCACCAAACTGCCTTTTAGCAGCAGTGATTATATCACTGACCAGATGAGTAGCAGGTGCAATAGGCATTTAAATCACCTAACTATATACTTTACCATTATGTCTATAATAGTTCTTACCTTTAATAATAGAGGAGGCTAAATCATTAGCTTCTTCACTAGCCTCTAAATTAGCCTTGAGACGTAACACTTCCCTTGCATCTTCAATTGCTTTTAGTCGTTGTAGTGGTGCATCGCCATTTCTTGCAACATCATTCATCCAGAGCCAGGCCACTAGTTCTGGATTAACATCAGATTCTCTTAATTTTCGTACGATGTACGATTTTAAATTAGAAGGAGAATGCTGTATGGCAAATGGAAACTCTTCGTCGAATTCTCTTAAATTAGGAGGAATCCACACTAGATTAAGTGTAGAATCGTAGTCATTGATTATTTCAGCAATTCTTCTATGTTCTTCTGATACAAAATGACCTACTAGAGGATCAAAAATATGTGGAGACATTAGTTATACCTATCACCAAAAGCCATAACTACAGCATTGGCTGTAGTTGGACCACCTGTAGTTGTAGCTCTAACTCTTAATTGCCTACCTGTAGTTTGATTCAACACCATACCAGGTCCTATATAAAAACTACTAACACCATTAGCAGATAATGCTGTTGCAGCATTGACAAGAACCCATGTAGTACCGTCAACCGATGCTCTTTCTACAGAGAATTGTACTGTAGGTGCCGTTCCACCAGTTAACCCAGATAAAACACAATCTATAGCAACTGTTTCTGAATTTCTAACATCTAACGCTACTACAGTAACTGTTCCATTATTTTTAACATCAGTTGGTAACAGTGATGTATTAGCTATCGCATATGTTTCAATCATGGAAGTCTCGGCCTTTCATTATTTAATGTGTATAAATCATACAGAGTTTTACCGATGCCGTCACTTCCTGTAGCTGCTTTTAGTCTACTATACTCCCTATCAGCTATTGATCCAGTGGTATAACCTAAAGCTATCAATTCTTGCATTATAATATCAGCTTTACTTCCAACATATGAAACACCGTCAAAATCAATTACTGCAAAATCAGTAGCTCCTATAGATTCTACGTAATCAATATCTAAAGAACCTGTAATTAAATCTACAGCAACAGCATCTGTAGCACCTGTAGAATCTTCAACAACACTGGTCATTGAAAGTTCTATGTTAAATGTGTCTATAGAACCAATTAAATCTTCAAAACTAGAAACCATACTTAAGAGCATAACTACAGTATCTGTACTACCTGTAGTATCTTCAGTAATTACTTCAAAACCACCAGAAAAATCAATAATATTAGTATCGACAAGACCAGTATTATCTTCTACACTGAAATTAAAGTCAGTTTCTAAACCACCATCTGTAAGACCAGTATCGTCTACTGAGCTTATACCTAAACCTACACTAACTATTATTGTATCTGATGCACCTGCATCATCTTCATTAATCTGTGTTTGAAGTTGGCTTAAATCTACAACAGCAGTATCTATACTTCCTGTAACATCTGATATAGAAGTTATATGCTCTTGTACTATTACATTAGTATCTACTGCCCCTGTAACATCAGTACTTTCTTGAGTTAAGCTAGAACCACCACTAGCAACTTTAATTGAAACAAGTATAGCAATAGGATTAGTTGTCTCGTGTCCAGTATCTCCAACAGTAACAGTAGTGGATAAGGTTTCAGTTGCTGATAAAGTTTTAGACGATAACCAAGCTGTGTCAACATCACCTGATGTAAAGTGTTGGGGTATAGTACCTACATTAGCAAATCCTCCTGTCCAGGAAGGATTAGATGTATAAGCACTATCCCAACTATAACTAGCCACAAAAGCAAAAGCATACTCAGCAGCTTGTGAGGTAGAGCCTCCTGCTGTTAAAGTTGCAGTTAAGCCCGAAGCAGGTTTAGTCAATTGACTAATATCAACAGGGGATGTTGTATCAGCATCTGTGAATTCAATTACAAATACGCCTGCTGAGTTAGATGCCCCAAAAGCTACTGATACATTATCAGACGAGTTACCTGTAGCAACTCTCCAATACGAACCACCAGCTACCCAGTTAACATCCCCTGTTAACTTTGTCCAACCCGTTATATTATAATCATCATTACTACCATTTGTACCATACGAGCTATCAGCCCAAACAAAAGCTAATAAAAGACGTCCAGAAGTTGCACCACTTACCGTTGCAACTTGAGTAGTAGCAGCAGCAGATGACAAAAAAGTAGTTAGAACACTAAAAGACATGCTCTACCTACTTTCATAAAGAAATGGGAGTTAGATCAGGGACAAATACATTTCCAGATTGAACACCTGGCGATCGTGCATCATTTGCAGGACCAAATAATCCACAATTAGCATGGTAGACCCTACCAAAGTGATTGTTTGTAGCAGTTATATTTCCAGATGGTGCGTCTAGATATACTGAGTAGTTACCACCATCAAAATAATTACTATCAATCAAAATTGGACCAGCAGCATCACTAATTTCACTACCAACCATAATACAACCGCCGCCTTCTAGCGGTTCATCCACAATATAGTTCCGGGTGAACGTCAAGTTCCGGCCGGGACCGCCATATCGCTGGATACCATCGCAGTGGGCATCTGGATAAATATTCTGCAATAAATGTATATATGTTCTGTCTACTGTCACATGATCATTAGCTCTAACACCATCACCAGCATTCCATAAATCACAACGTAATACAGTAAAACCACCATTATCCCCGTATACAGCTACTTCACCTTTATTGGAACAATTAACTTCACAATTTTGAATTATAATATCATCAGCAGAAGGAGTACCTGATGATCTTCCTGCAATAATTATTCCGAAATTATTATCTGCAGTATTTGTAATTCTACATCTATCAATTATTACCCCTGTAACATCTGCCGCTACAGTGATTCCTCCTGATACATCCAACAGAGTATACGTACCAGAAGAACTTATTGTAAAACCTCCTGTAGCGGTCATTTGTCCAAGAGTTACCCCTGCACCTCTCCAACCAACTTTATTGGCATCTGCATTAATATCATCACCTATATTAATAGTAGGAGGACCTGTATCCCAGACACCTACTCTAATATCGATATTAGCCATTTAAGCGCCTAATTGCTTATGCGACCAAGTAATAGCTAAAGTATCAGATGCTGTTTTATTTTTAGCTGTGAAAGTAATACGCGAAATAGTATTAGCTGCTGTAGATGTAGCATTTGTACCAGCATCGTTAACAATTACAGCTTCAGTAATTGCACTATTTGTGGCTTCTCCAGCTGCCCATGTAGTTTTATAAACTGCTGTAACTCCAAGTCCTGCACCAAGATTAGCAATTTGCGGATATGTAGCATCAAAAGCTTTATTAGATGCACTAATATAAGTAACTAATGCTGCACCAGCACCACTTTTAGCTGCAGCCGTGGTACCTGTACCTAATTTCATACCAGACATAGCAGTAGGTGCTGAGGGATTAGCAGGTGAAATACCTACTATAAGTTTAGATGCATTATATAGGTCACCTGCATCTGAAATTAAATTATTAACAAACTCTCTTTCTTTTACATTACCATTTATATCAATTACTTCAATTATAGCAAAACCTTCACCTCCACACGCATCTTTACCTAAAGAAACTTCAATAGAATCCTCAACATTAATTTTTTCCTGCATTTTTTCTCCTAAAAATTAAGGGGCCGGGCCAATAAAGACCCGGCCCCTTGAAGCCAAACTATCTATATCTTAACCCTCAGTTATATCTTCAATTCTACCATGCGTATTGCGACGGTGAGTACCAAACTCACAATACTTATACATAGTTGCAGCATAAGCATCGAAAGTTCCTGCAGAAGTAACTACTCTATTCCACATACTACCGTCACGATCCATGAAGGACCAATCAGCTTCTTGATATATCTTCATCTCACCTTCATTAAGGTAGGTGAGAGTGTTAGGCGGCGCCATTGTATCAACCACAACAGGTATATCACCTGTATCCGTAGTAAATGCAAGACCACTAAAACCGCCTGTAAACTCTTGGGTATTAGTGAAACGACGTTGCGAAGTAAGAAGATTGAAATAGGCACGACGAACGCCAAGGTTAGCAAAGATAACTGAAACTTTACCACCTCGAAGACGGATTGCATCCGCCATATTTATCATCATACCTTCAGAAATGGCACGGTTAGTGCCACCATTTGCATCAATATTAGAAGTCCACTGTGCATCTGTAATGTTATACAGAGCACCAGAACTTTGTATAATAACACCAAGTCCTGTAATTTCTCGCTGAGTAGCTAAAGTTGCAAGACCAACAGAACCCATGCGAACAACAATATCACCAACAGCAGTAGTAATGTTAGCACCAGAAATAGTCATACCTGTTGCAGTAATAGCAGTAACAGTACGACCTGTAGCTTTCTGGGTTACACCATCAGCAGTATATACATCTACTATCATACCCATCTGTAACCAATAATTATGCTTGATTACAAAGGTTGTTGAAGTAACAACAGTAGTAATAGTTGCAACTGCACCTTGACCACTACCATAGACTTGACGGTTGAAGTCAACTGCAAGGTCACGCTTAAGTCCCTGCATTTCAAGATCAAGTGTTGACACAAAAGATTGAACATTAGTTTTAGCTAGTTCAAAAGTTTGTCCCGTTAACTGAACAGAGCCATAAAGGTACTTAAGAGATACACGTGCTGCAAGAGTTGTCTGATTACCTGCGGCAGGTAGAGCCTCTAGTTCAGTACGTGCACCAATACCAGGGTTACGTGCAGTATGAATAGGGAAAACTACATATTTACCACCAGCATCAGCAGCTACACCCTCAGAAGTACGAGTAATGCGCTTAACAGTAGTCATTTCATCGTTAAGCTGCATTCGTAATCTTGATTCATAGATTTCTTTAGTAATAGCTGAGATGGTCGTCATTGTGGCGCCCATTATTACTCCTTAAAGGCTTGGGACAGCATTTCGCCCATTAGTTTTTTAGCATCTTGCTCACTAAGGGCAGCCGGATTAAATGGAGTTGAAGGCGTTGCACCACTAGGCGCAAGAACTGGAGGAGCACCATTATTCGCTACAGGAAGCGACCTAATCTTATTGATCTCGGCTTCATACTGAGCAACTGCTTCAGTTATAGCCTTTTCTGGATCTGTACCTGTATTAATTTTACCTGATGCTACACCCATGACGTAACCCATACTTGGTTCAATACCCTTAGCTTTAAAAGATTGGTGTACTTTTGAAAGTTGGGTATCTAGCCAAACTTGGGCAGAACGTTCTTCTTGTTCTTTGGCCTGCTGCATAAGGAACTGTTGCATTTGCTCCTGCTGCTGTGCTAACGCCTGAAATCTAGGATCTCTGGTGATGTCAAATTGAGCATCTTGAAATTCACCTAAATCCTGTTCTGGCTGTTGCTGTTGGCCCTGCCCGCTAGGAGGAGCACTAACCCCAAGATAAGCTGCTAATTCATCGTATAGACGCTGAGGATCTTTTTCTAAAACTCCATAAAGCTGTAAAGCTGCATCTATAGCTTCTGGATCTACCTTTTTTTCTACAAAAGGCTTATAGGGGTCGTACTGCGAGTGTACCGCCGCAAATCTATCCTGCACTCCCTGATCCCATTTTTGTAAAACAGGACGTATCGTATCATGTAACGATTGGGGAATCGCAGATAAAACTTCATTCCATGAGGGATTTCCTACTGGCTGTGCAGTAGGAGACTCTACCACCTGTGGAGAAGGTTCTTGAGTATCTGGAGCAGGTGAAGAATCTCCTGCACTTATAGCAGCATTAAGCGCTGCTGACATGTCAATCTGTGAATCACCAGTAGGTTCACTCATTTTAAATCTCTCCGCACTGTACCCTAAGGCCCTGGTGCTATACTATTAAATACCAGCAGAGTCACTTGCTAAACGAAGTGCATAAACAAGGTCATTTTTAGTCATAATATCTAAACGTGTTCCAGTAGCAGGAAGTAAAGAATTGAGTGAAGGGGTTCCACCAAAATAACCTGCATTTAAAGCAGTTAAACGTGTACGAAGATCCGCTACAGAGTCATAATTAGCTTGTTCCGCTAAAGATGTAGTTGCAGTCCAACCTCTAGCCATACGCTTATCCATGAAACCATATGTAGCATCTAAGTCAATATTAGCCATTTATTCCTCCCATATCCGGAGGGGCGACCCCGGAAGAATCCAGGGAAGTTGTAGGTAATGGGCCAGAAGACCCATTACCTCCAGTATAATCAGAAGACGGACCTTGTCCATCAGTTCCTATATTCTGCATAGCAGATTCCATTAACAAAGCAGTATGTGTATTAACATGCTTCTCAAACTCAGCTTGTATTTCAGGATCTAGTAATTCGTAAGCTTGTGATTTACGGAATCTATTATGTCTATCAATGTGTACCGCATGGTTATCCCATGTATTTACTGGAATTATCGCAGGAGGATTTAGAGGTTGACCAGTAGCAGTATCAATTTTATTGATATCTTGCCCTGATGCAGCTTCTTGTGCATACTGTTGCTGGTATTGAATAATCTGTTGTGGGTCTACACGTTTTAACTTTATATTTTCACGCTGTGCTTGAGATTCATCAATTTTCAGCTGTTCGTATAGTTTTTGAACTCCACCCATATCAAGCAGTTTTAATCCATCTTGAGGATTAATAAAACCCATTTTCATAAGATCCATTAAAAATGCCTGACGTGCACTCTTACTCGTAGGTAAAGCAGAACCACCTTCCATCCGAATATCAGTGCAGACATCAGAACCTTTAAGCTGTAAGACATCAAAATATCCATCTGTACCAACAACTTTTACAGTTCGCTCAATATCCCAATACTGAGTAACAAGATATAAAGTTTGCTGGGCTATATCTTCAAAACCACGCTCTACAGAAGAATATGTGTGTGATAAAAGACTGTCATCTTTCTCTTGAAGGTAAGAGATAGCTGTAGCGGCGGTTACGCCTGGAGGTACACCACCCCTAGAAACCTGGTGCTGGCCTGATATATCTTCTATATCCATTAAAATACGGTCTAATTCCTGTAAAACATACGGAGGAAGATTTACTAAAGGTAATGGAGTGGGAGGATTAAAACCAGGTCTATACGGAATACCTTGACCTGGTTCAGTTGTAACTTTACTAATATCCAATGAACCTTTTACATAAAGTAATTGGGGTTTAGCCATTCTATTTTTAGCTTCTATAATTTGACTACGAGTTCTATTGTACTCTCTCTGTAGCCCAATTAAATCTGTAATAGTTGATTCCGCATAGAATTTAGCAGAAGGTATATGATCTAATTTAGTAAATGGATATTTACCGTGAGAATAAGGTATTTGTTCATCAAAATGAACAACTGTATCTCCTACTATATGTATTAAGCCACCTTTAGGTACTAATCTATGGGCACCAGGTTTAGCCCACAATTCCATGCATAATACACTATCAGGTTCAGTTTTAGTACTTCCTGCTAGATTTAATACTGAATCTTGTAGAATTTCTTGTGAAGCTACAACATCTGGTTTTATATCAATACCTTGAAGTTTATTCCCGTATATACGCTGTACTTGTGCAACAGTTTTAGTATATAAATTTAAAACATAAGGTTGATCTTGTATTCCTACGGTACGAAGATCAGGAACAAACAAATGGTAAGGAGTAACAGAAGCGTATTTAATATCACCCATAATTTCAGATGTCGGACTTTTTTCATATACAGCATTTGGATCCCACCAAGTTTTAATAAACCCTGTACCTGTAAGTAGCATCCATAAAGCAGCGTTTTGAAATTCTGTATCTAAATGATTAGTAGAGGAAATTGACTCCCATACTTGTTCTCCTGCATAAGCAGCAGCTAAGTCTTCATCCTCACTTGATGCAGGTACCACAGATGCATTTGGTTTTTGTGAAGTAACACGTGCTAATTCTGTACGTACTACAGGCCTAATTCTATTAGATACCTGACGAACACGATAAGGAGGAGCTTTAGGAAGTATTAAACGCCCACCTATATATGCAGGGGCTAACTCTAAATACTGATTTCCATAATAAAAAGCAAGATTAAGGTTCCAGTTTAAAATTATCTTCATACGTGCAGATTTCATTTCTTCATAGGTACTCTTTACCCACGCAACTAATTCAGAAGACTTTTTATTTTGTTGAAATTTAGCCAAGTCCATAGTGCTCAGGGCGGAGGGAGAGTTGTTCAAGGATTGTGTCGTCAATGTCATCTATCCTCCCATCTCTTACTAATCTAGCGTATTCTCCAGCATCAGAGGGATCTATTTCCTCATCAGAAACTGAAGATTGTGGATTCATTGCTTGTATTGCTTGAAACGCTAGCGGATCCTTCGTCGACACTATCCCTATCAACTTGTCTACTATCTTCACATGATCCTGGTTTAAGTTCGTCAGTATTGATAGTTGTTTGTTGTGTTGACTGTTCAAGTACAAAACCGTCGTTACGAAACTTAGATATAATAGTATGACGCAAAGAAGCAAAAGATTCATTAGTAGTTCCTAAAAAGTCCATAATAGACTGATAAGCTGCCTCAACCCCAGCAGTAGCCGCTTTCAATTCATCTGTAACTTTAAAAAGAGTCGCTACAGGGACATAATCTATCTTTGTAGCGGCTTCTTCCATACATGTTATACAAAAGAAAACACCACCATAATACTCAAGCTCCATTTTAAAATCTATAACAGGTCGATCCACTGCGCCACAAACTGCACATTTACCTGGGAAAGAAGGGGGCAATTGTAGAATTTGAAAACGTGACTGTGCAGGATTAGTTGTCATTACTTATCCTTTTTGGTAGATTCCTTTACCTCTGCTTTGAATCCTAGAGACACATAATTGGGAGTTCTACCTTCCATTTCTGCATACTTCTTTTCCTTGGTTAATAGTTCAAGCTCGTCCAAGTAAGGTCCTCCCTGACGACCTTCTACATTATCAAACTCTGTGTATTTCATTAGAAATCCCACTCCATTGGATTAGTTCCTAGTTGCCATTTAGTATCTGGCTGTGATGCGACGTACATTTTAGCAAGAACCTCGTTGTATGAGGTAATACCATCACTCTTAGGAATTACTAGATTTGATACTGATTCTAACTCAGGTGTGAGATCAGGCATAAAAGTGAAGAAATACCTTGCGGCATCGGCCGCGTGATCATCCTTTTTATGGATCTGGTCATGTGCGTTGTTATCGAACTGCGCTTTCTTAGAAGCATAAGTTTTCCATCTAAGTCTTTCCATTTCTCTAATAAGATTAACGCAGTTTTCAGTAATTAGCCAATATGGTTTGCCTGTTTTTGGATTAATTTTTAAATATGACGATACCTGGTTAACACCGGATAGTACATCATTATTTCCCGGTGTAATAAAGACACCATACTTTGAGTATTCACCAGCGATAGAGGTCCCGGTAACTCCTTGACGTTGTTGAGTTGCGGGATCTCCAATACAAACATCTGGTTCTCGTCCAAACTGTTTGTCCATGTCAAGAACAATCTGTGCATGTTGTTTCACAGTCATCTCAGATGCATAGTGTTCTGCAAAAGTTATAATAGTGCCATTACTAGATACAGCGTGCCATAGCCAAGCTGTAGGGTTATTGAATCCATGATCCATGCTACGATACCATTCCCACTCCTGCAACGATTTTGGCGCTACAGGGGAAATAACATGTATCTTTCTATCAAAGTTCTTGTATACCTTGCCACCTAGCTGAACAAACTGTCCTTTTTCCCGTGCCTTGCGTTCGTCAGGATCAAGATTACCAATAATTCTGTCAATGGCTTCTGGATTAAGATATGGATTTTCATGTATATCTACTTCAATAACTTGGATATGAGGATTTCCATTTAACCCTGCATTATATATACCATCAAAAATCCAAGTCATTCCCTCTACAGGAGTTAATGTCAACCATATGTCACCATCAGTATCTACCAAACGAAGCATATTTTCATCGTAAATGTGCTTGGGTGGTTCCTCATCAAAGTGCACAAAATGCCTACTAGTTCCTGCGTGAGCACCTAAATCTTGTTCATATGTTAACATATCCAAGGTTGAACCATTAGCTAAAGTTAATTCTTTTGCATCTGAGTTATAGGATCTTTCCCACGAACCACGCTTTAATAGGCTTGGCGGAATCCATTGTTTAAATTTTGGAATTAAAATTTGTCCTATACCATGTGCATAATCTGTAGTTACTACTCTACCTCTTACTGGAGCCTCGGGTACTCTCTTATTGGGGTGCTCACCTTTAAGGTAGTAAATGTCCTCTACAACTCCACCAACAGTTTTCCCGGACCGGTTACCACCTATGTAAAGTCTAGTTTTAGCTGTTGATTCATGGAAAATTTTCTGTTTTGTATGAGGTACATATGCAAGAATATTAGGTTCTCTTGCAGTTATTTTTAGCTTCTCACCTACAGTACGCAGCATTTCAGCTTGCGTTATATCAACAGTCGTTCGTCTAGCCATATTATTACCTTAAGCAGTAGTATTGTCTGTTGCACCTAATACTACTAGTGCAGCACATACGGAGGCTAATGCTGCATTACCTCCTTTAGCACCAGTTAATGTTACTCCATCTAGTAATTGAACTGAGTTGCTTCCATCATGAGTATGATTTCCTGCTGAAGCTTGAGCACTAGAAATACCAATAGAATGATGATGGGAGTCTTTAGCTACGTCTAGATCATCATTTCTATGAAAAGTTGTTACTACTCTTGGATCAACTACATTAGATCCCTTGGTTTTTTGGTCTAAATAAGGATCTACTAAAATTGGATCTGGCATTATATCACCATATCTATAGTAAGATACGTTGGTACTGTTGAAGAAGCACCACTACCTATAGTTCCACCGCCTGTAAAAAGATTCAAAGTACCTACGATAGTTTTAGAACCAGCCGCAGCACTATCATATTCACCATGGATAGCTGCTCCATAGCCACCTGTAGTAAGGGGTGACGCAAAATTATTGGAAGCTAGTTGTGTACCAGAAACATTGTCTTCTCTAATACTAATGATTGCAGTTGCATTTGCTGCAGTGGCAATTATACGTGAATGATAATTGATAAGATACTTTTTACTATTTAGTGCTGTAAAAGTGACCGTATCTACAATGGTTTCCGAGGAGACAGAAGCACTATTTGTAATACGCTTTGCTTGAGCAATACGTAAAATAGTACCTTTTCCACCAATGAATTGCCATGTAGCTCCATCGTAACAATAAACTAAATTGGTATCTGTTTCATATATAGTTAATCCACTATATAGAGATCCTCCACTTGGACGTGTTGAACTAGTGCATATTGTTAAACCAGCCGCAGCATCTATCTTATCGTAATTTTGATCTAGATCTACGTCAACATCTACTGCGTCAGTGTTCGCTGGCTTGAATAACTTTAACCTGGTTGTTAGTGTTCCCATTATTACCACCTAATGCGGTGTTGGCCAACATTTGTACCTCAGCACCAATCTTAGCTAAAGTGCTTGGGTCTGTCACGTGCTTTGTAATTATCTCTACTATCCTAGATAATACTGCCATTACGTCCATGGCATTCTTACTATTGGGATCCCACCTCTGTGTTATCTCATAGTAAAACTTAATTGCGTTCATATCGCCTTTTTCAGCTGTCTGTAGCAATGCTTGCTGAATCATTGGCGCGTGTTCTTCCAGCTGGTCCGCCGATAAAGAAGCTACCATGGATCGAAACTCTGGATTCTTCATCCACGCTGTCCATGTTACGTAACTGTACCCAAGATTCTTTAATTTCTTGGCTAAACCCCCCGCTACAGTGGGGTCTAACACGTGTGCTAAAACGTACATTTGTTCTGCACTAAGTCTGTTCGGTCTAATCCACGGTACCCCACGGGACAAAATTCCATGCTTAAAATCCGCGTGGTCCAGTATTTTAGCTAATTGAAGTGGATTTTCAAACATATCTCTGTGCTCATTAAATATCTCGTCTATCTTAGGGATTCTTCTCTTTTTAAGATAGAACATATATACATAATTAACTAGGTCTGTTACACATAATGCTAAATCTTTTTTCGAGGTCTGCAATTGAAGGCACCCCACAATCTAATAGTGCTTCTTTGAGCAAGAACGGCAATGCAGTATTGGTAGATAGTTCATATGCTTGTATGATACTCTGTTGTATCTTCACTGTCCTGCAGTATTCTATTAAGCTATTTCCAATTACTACTTGACGATAACACTTATGTGGGTGTTCTGGACAGGAGAAATAGTTACGCAAAAAGTATTCAGTTCGCGGAAAGAAAAGAGCCGCTACAGGGGCTCGTTCATTGCGAATCCAGACATGATATGTATCTAACAGAGAAATATCTGATAAGTAAATAGAAAGAGTGGTTTCTAATTTAGGAGATGGAGTTGAGTAAAGTCCTTGTTCAACGCGAAGAACGTAGTTCCGCGACAGGGATGATTCTTTAGCTAATCGAGCTTGAGTTAGACCAGCTTGGAGTCTCAGTTTCTTGTATGGGTTCATACGACTAGTATATCGGTAGATCGAGATGAGTAAAGTAGTATACTAAGTATCTAGTATACTAACTTAATTTTTTATAGAAATAAACTAAGTATACTAACTTAATTTTTTATAGAAATAAACTAAGTACCTATCTATGGAAACAACTGCGCGTTTCAAGCCTGTACAACATGACTTGACATTATGCGCACTCGGAGTAAGATTCTCCTTGTAAGTGAAAGCCCAGCCCTCAGAAGATACGGAGCTACTCATGATTACCAAGGCACGCGCGCAGGAACTTCACGCCAAGGGTCACGAAGATCTGCGCAGGAACTTCTACGATCCCAAGTCGTTCGGTGAACTCTGCAAGAAAATGGTCACAACTCTCACTTCCGATGAGTACACCATGTGGGGAGGCGGAGCCGTCTGTGAGTCCGCGGAACACTCGGTGATGTTCCAGATGGTCGTCACGATCACTCTCACCTCGGTCTACCAGAATGTGAAGGGCGAGGAACTCCCGGAGTTCTCCGGGGATGTGGTGGAGGACGCCCCCGATCCGGACGCTCAGCCAGGCACTGACGACGTTCTGCTGGCACAGCTGCGCGAGATCGTCGGAGACGACTTCATCCTGGGAGATGACACGGACTAGTTCTGAGGGCTAGGCAGGAAATCCCCTGGATCTCTCCAGGGGATTTCCTGTGTCCCGAAGGCCTGCCTGGAAACAACTGCCGTCACAATGCCGTCAAGCCGCGCACAATGCCTATCCCTGGACTTGCATTAACACTCTATCTGTGATTGACTATGTCTAAGCAAGCCACCCACTACCCAGACCAAGAGGAGTACACCGTGTCTGACACGACCGACTACACCGTCCCCATGCGAGAGCTTGTCTCTCAACTCATTCGGGAGAACAACGACCGGGCCGACCGGCTTCGTTCCGCCGGTAATTCTGCTGCACTTCTCGCAGAAGTCCGCGATGAGAAGGAAACCGAGGATGTCAACATCCTGGACTACCGAGAGATGCGAGAGAAGGCTCTCGCAGAAGTTCTTTCCTGGGAGAAGGATATCGAGGAATACATTCGGAATGCTGGACTCGTCGATGCCCCGACTGTGGATGTCGAGAAGGAAACCGCAGCTTGGAAGGCACAGCACTCAACTGTCAAGAACATGATGGCTGTTCTGACTTCTCTCGCGGGAGATGACGGAACGCGGGAACTTCCCGAGATCAAGGGGATTCCTGGCAAGTCCGGAACTACTAGCGGAAATAGTGGAGGTACTGGTATCACTCGTCCGCGATTCCAGAGCATCCGCTACAGCGTGGCAGGTTCCGACAAGTGGACTGAGGTTTTCCAAGTCGATGAGAAGGATGATGGTACCAGGGAACAGAAAACCTCTCTCACCATTCTGGCGCTCGCACTCAACAAAACATATAAATCGAATGTTTCGGCATCCGATCTACACGGTCCTCTCTTCGAGGAAGCCGGAACCAAGGATCTGAAATCTCTCAAGGGAAAGCCTGTCGCGTTCGCTTTCTCCGTGGGAGATGTCAATGTCATCGTGGAGGCCACCCCACGTGTTGACTAATCCCTAGGAAATATCCCCTAGTCTTTCATTAGACTAGGGGATATTTTCTTGCCTAAAAATCTTAGTCCACCGCATGGAAACAATGCCGGCGATATGTCCGTTGTATACCATATGTCCGAAATCTGCCTATTGACAGCTTACCCCCACATCTGCTACTATTGCATTAGTTCGAGCGGCACCGTGTAATGACATGTGGTTAGTGAATATAACTTTGGCATGGCTTTAGGACTAATATAACCAACATATTAAAACTGTAGAGTTCTGTTCCGCTACAGGGAATCTGTAGCCATCACGTTTTAATAGGCCATAACCAGAGGAGTGAGAATGTCCAAGCCACGTGTTTATAAGGAAATCCTGACCTATAACGATCTCTGGCCTCGTTGGGTTGGAGTTAATCAATATGGTCAGATGGGTTTCTTCAACTGCTGGAAGGATGCACTTAATTATGCCGTCGAAATAACCATCTTTCTTAAACGTTGAGGGACTAACTAAAAATCATTTTGTGTATACCACATTGATTTCTAAAAAGTCCTTATTTACCTTATGCGTTTTATGTCCCAGATGTCCGATATGTCCAATTCTAGAAGATGAGAGCTTGTTACGGGACGGAGTCCCTCCACTAGCTCTCATCTTTTCGGTTTCGCGTTATCACAGAAGTAACGTTGGATCATGCTCTGACCAGGCACGTTACCCATGCAGTAACGCTCATCTCTCAATGATCATGGTAATGACCTCCAAAAAGATCAACGTTACTCTCACAGTAACGAACGGACATTCAGGACATCTCTCACATATAAGACAGTAGGTGTGTTTTATTTGGTTATCGTTGAACCTAAAGAATTATTCGATTTCTTCTCCACTGTAGCGCATGGGTTGTTCTCCTACGAAGCAGAAGAATCATTGTCACTACCAAGGAACTCTTTACGTCGTCACTTAGCTAAACCAGGGTTTAGGCAACTACCAGACAAAAGGTACTGTCTAAACACAGATTCCTTTGAGCAATTTTGTGTACTTCAAGGGTACGCTGTCGTTAAACGTGTTCGTAGCGCGGATTACCCATTTGAAATCGAGGAATGGAAAAAGGAATTAGCTGGGTTCTCCCTTGGAGACCTAGTTGCTGGGTTGCAAACTGTCCAACTTAAGGATTTTAACGACTGGCTAGAACCGACGGGGTTAGCT